CATCAATATTAATAGTTGAAAACAAACCTGGATGTAATGGTTTAGGATAATTATTTTCATCTATCCACGCATATCCAACATGTTCATTATTAAGTTCTGGTATAAATTCGTTATCTACACTACAAAAGAAAGTATGATATGTAAAGGTTTGATTAGTGAATTTTTGTATAGGAATTAGTTTTGCGTTTTCTGGCCAATAATTAATCTCTTCAGCACATTCTCTTTTGAGACCTTCAAGTAAAGTTTCGTTATCTTCTAATTTACCGCCCGGAATGCTCCAGCTAAATGATTTGCTATCATTTCTCAAAAGATACAAAAACCTTTTAGTAGGTTGGCTATAGAAAAATATTCCTGCTGAAATTTTGGACATAAAAAAATTATAACATAGTTTATATGACTATACTATAATCTCCTTCTCCATACCAGCCCTCGTAACTCTTCATCCACTGACCCTCTTCTTGCACAAATCTATATTGTACGTTTGTGGTCAAGTTTGTTACATATTCTACAGTTGTAGTTTCGCTTGCATCAAAAGCAACTGTCCAAAGCCCAGTAGTTGTGCTATACTGAATAATATCATTAGCATTTGCTATTAGGTTTCCCCATGCCTGTGTGCTTTCGCCCTCACTGCCTACATCTTCAACAATCAGATATCTTTGTCCATTTACTGGTCCAGGTAGTCCTGCATTTGGGCCCTGTAACAACGGATTAATAATAGAATTTACTGGTAGTAATGTGTTTTGTGGTAATGTATCAGCATCAATATTATAAATTAAAATTCTGGCATCCAGTGGATCAACAACAAAAGTACCTACAATATCATTTTCCATATATGGATTTTGTAACCATATTTGACTAATGCCTGGTCTCACAGTGCCGTATTCGTTAAGCAAACTAGGCCAATACAAATCTGTGTTAGGCGGAGTAGGAATATCTAGGCTGGTGTTGCGAGGATCAAAAGCTTCGTTTGCTGGTAACAATTGCAAAGTATTGTTAAGTAATAAAACTTTATAACCATAAGGACTTATTTTTTGTCGAGTACCTAGTAACAAATCTTCATCTTGAATATCTAGTAATGTAGTGCCCTTATGTATACTAGTGATGACTTTATTAACAACACCTAGTTTTTTAAGTTTACTTGCTGTGCTTATCCATATCGGCATGTAAAATTTCCAACTTAAAACATCTATAGGATTACCTGTTCCTACAGGTATGCTGCGACTACTAAATGTCAAGCCATCTTGATAGACAACTGACAACGAAGTCCAATCAATAAAATTATCTGTACTTTGTATCTCTAAGCTGGGATTGAATAATGTACCTAGCTGTTCAATCAATTCTAACTTTTGATTATAATTTGTTGTCCAAAAATCAACTTGGCAACGCAAAGTATAGGGTACAGGCATAAGTCTTTCTATAGTAAAAGCTTGTCCTTGTGTAGTTTCATAAGATTTTGTAACTGGATTATATGCTCTTTGTCTTACATTCATTTTATCGACGAATGTTGGATCTTGTGTTCTACGCTGATCATATTCTAAGCCGGTGATATAATAGCTTATCAATGGCGCACTTGGTAAATTACTCGCACTATTTTTCGCTATGATTGTTGCTGCTTGTCTGCTTGCATCGCCATACATAACAGGTACACGTACTAGTATTGTGTTACCATTAGGATCTTTTCCTTTAGTCACATACCAATTACTAAAAATTTTAGCAAACTGTAGTAGAAACCTGCGTATTTGATTGTCGTAAAAAAATTGTGCCATGTGTTACTCTTATGTTTCTGGTGGTAATACCGGTGGCTCTTGTTGTAAAACTGATGATAAAGGTTGAGTTTCAGGTACGACATTACCGTCGGTCAGAGTAGTCAACGCTGTGTTATTTATAAATCCTGATAGTAATGACTGATCAGTTTCAGTAAATCCTGTATCTGTTCTTACGTTTGTTGATATACGTACCCATAACTGTCCGTCCCAGCGATATAGTATATTAGGCATATAGTCTATACGTAAGAAATAGTCACCGACTTGTGGATTTTGTGGGAAACTTATTCCTGCTCCTGTTGGTTCGCCATTTGGTGCAGTACCATCACCTGTCATATAACCATAACTATAACCAAAACTTCTTGGACTTGCGCGAGTTATATATTGATAGGCTGGGTCACAGTCTGCTCTCCAGTCCATCTGTGTGCTGATAGTACCTGTAAATCCTGGGGCAGTTGGGTCAGCATCAGCAGTAGCATATGTGTTATCTGCAGTACCATATGGTCCTGTGATAGGACCCATAGACTGCACACTTAAAATTTTAGTTCCTTCAACAGCTCCGGATCCATGACCAATTTTTTCAGGTTTAATTACACCTATTTCTAAACTAGCTTGAACAAACTTGTCAAGTTTTTCTGCAAGATGATCACTGTCAGCAGTCATATCCCAAATACTCTTGAGGCTTTCTTTGCTTATCTTAAGTGCCGGAGAAGCTTTTTTGTATTTAGGATTACGCATAGTCACTACTGTTGCAGTAGCACCTGTACCTGGCGCCCCTGCACTATAAGTCACTACGTTTTCTGGTGGAGCAGGTTGACCTGTTTTAAATGATAATTGACCGTTAGCAACAAATTCGCCGTATGTCGGAACAATATATAAATTTCTAGCATCGTATCCTGATTTAGGTACGATACGTTTCGCTTCTTCTAGTTGAGCGTTATTAATTTCTATATTTCTATTATATGTTGATAGTATGTCTTTCAAGTTATCAGCAGTGTCTAATTGCCAATATGTTTCATTGGGCGGATATACACCAGCAGGTACTTCAATCTTACTGATATAGTTTTTATCGCCATAACTTATAACATATCCAGGTGGATAAGTTTTGTTTTTATCCCATTGTCCAAGATAGTTGTCTTTATTAGTTGGTTCTTGTAATATCTGACTAAATTCTTCACTGTCAATAAGTGGTTCACATTTGATGCGCCATAGATGTGGATACCATGTCTGACTAAACCCCTCACTGGCAAAGTTACTATCAGTAATCTGATAAAATCTTTTTAGTGCAACAGGTATTGTTTCTTTCAATGGGTTATAATCAAGCAAGTGCGGTAATTCTAAAACATCGCCCACCATGAGTTTTCTACCAATGATATCGATCATATCATTGTAGTGGACGGTAATAAAGATAATGTCGTTATTCAAGAATAAGCCAAATTGACTTAGATCGAAATCAAGGTTTTGGACATTATAATGACCACGCAAACGATAAATGTCTGGATCATATGACCTATCACGATTTTCTAAAAACAACAAATCTTGAATATTGTTTGGGTTTAAACTGTCATATTGCGGTTGCGTATAGTCACGACTAGGACCTTGATCTGTAGGGCCTAAATACTTATGAATATACAAGTCTGTCCCGCCCACTGTTAGCATCTCGCTAATAGTGCGATCCATGAACTTATAGTCATTTTGCTTGGTAGGGCTATATAAAGACAGCTTTGGCATGTAAGTATTTAGTTTAAAAACAATCACTTACACAGGCTTGACTTGATCCCCGGAATTTAATATAATAGTCTATAGGTAGCGTAACGGAGTTGTTATGGTAAAGCACAAAGTAGAAATCAGAGAGTTGAAGCCCAAGGACTTTGACTTGAAGCATATCGGTCCCGAGCCTCTTTTTAACCCTGAAACGGTTGCGACAGATTGGGAACTTGCTAAAGCGTTCAATTGGTATAATCACTTTTACGATAACAAGGACGCTAAAGAATTCATTGCCCAATATCTAGATGTTGCGGGCAAACAACAAGTTGCTAAAAGCATACGCCGTGTCAATGATCGTCATGTCAAGACCACTTATGGTTGGCTGGCGCGTTGTATCCTCAGGGGAAGTGTAGTGTCAAACGACACTTTGAACAAACTTCAGAGTGAGGTTGATCGTCTTGTATCATTCACGACGGTCGATACCTCTGACGAGGAAGCCCCTGTGAGCAATCGCCCCAACGTGCAGGAGATCATGCGTGAGCGTACTCAGCAAGTTGGTGGTGAACTTGAGGGCTTGTGGGACGATTATCTAAAGAG